AACAAGACGATGCATTCGTTGTTTGAATAAGATTCTATTCTTTACATTGACTTGTAACTGATGATACCAGCAACGTACATCTGCTTACTAGTATTTTGTAAATCTAACTTTTGTTTGCTTGAAACGGATCAATTTCAACATGGCTCCCGAATGCCATTCTTTACTCAAAAGTGTTTGTGCGCTTAAGGGAATAACCCTCTCTGAGCATGTGTACAAAGTACTTTCTGAGGACTTTCGCAGATTAGTAAAAGAGGATAACCAAGTGCAACAGATGTTGCTCAATGGTGAGTATCCTACAGGAAGTAAAGCCTACAATTTACAAGAACAAATAAAAAAGGATTTAAATCTTTGACGCTGTTTTCGTTCCGAAACCTTTACCTTGGTTGGGATAAATACTCATTCTTTGATGTTTCTGTGCATTTAGGCAAGATTCGTCTAGAGTGTGGGGGTTTCGTACCAGCCAGGCATAAACGCCACTCTCACCATGAACCCTTTAAAGAGGGACATCACGAATGATGATCTGCTCCCTCTTCTTGAGGTCATTGAGGAGATCAGGGTCCGTGACCCCGAAATGACTGCTGCTGTTCTCAGCATCTTCCTGTACGTCGCCACACACGACGATTGTCACAAACAAGCGATTGAGGAAGACCTAGAGATCAGCACGTCCAACTGCTCACGTGCAGCCGACTGGCTGCTCGACAAGAAGACCCTTCGTAAGCCTGGCCTGGGACTCATTACCAAGGAGTTAGATCCAAGCAACAAACGGAGGGTCATGTTCAGCCTGACCCAACAGGGCAGGCACCTTGCAAACCGCCTTAAGACATCTCTCTATGGCTGACTATCAAACCTGGGGTCAGTGTCTCGACTACACGTTGAAGACACGCGACACCTGGGTACACGGAAATGGTCGCCCTACAGCGATCATCAACACAAGCCACTTCACCCGTCACTACGGGTTAGGGCTACGTGTTTCCAAGATCGACCAAGCCTTCATGGACTTGTACGTACATGAGTTGGAGAAGGAAGGCAAGAGTCCTGGCACCATCAACAGGTGCATCAGTTCAGTGTCAACCGTTCTCCACCATTGTGCACGCCGCAAGCTGATTGCCAAACCCGACGTGTTCGAGCGTAAGAAGGAAGCACCACCGCGTGAGTTCTTCTATTCAATCGATCAACTCGGTGAGATGGTCAAGGCCGCCAACACCATCTTTCGTATGCCTGAGCTGGGGGACATCATCCTCTTTGCCGTCCATACAGGGATGCGTCAAGGCGAGGTACTACGGCTTGTGACAAGTGACATCGACTTCAACTTCAATGTCATCCACGTACACAAGACGAAGAACAACACCACAAGGACGGTACCCATCAACTCACAGATCAAGCCAATGCTTGAACGACGTGTAGCTGATGCGATTGATGATCATGTGTTCTGGGAATACCAAGACAAGGACACTCTCCTTCGTCAACTCAGGAAGGTGACGGCCTACATCGGGCTGGATGAGAACTATCTCTTCCATACCTTGCGTCACACCTTCTGCACCATCCTCGCGGGAAAGGGCACGCCCCTCCACCAGGTGGCTGAGATCATGGGGCACAACGACATCAAGACCACACTGCGGTACGCCAAGGTTTCAGCCGAGGCAAAACAGACCGCAATCCATTCAATGCCGGTGATCTAGCTCGACTAGAAACTTGCCGTAGTACCCTTTTCGCATCCAGCGGCAGCCCAGAACCAAGGTTGCAAAACGCTGAGATCCCAATGCGGATGTGGCGGAATTGGTAGACGCGCTAGTTTCAGGTTCGAGCTTCTGATCTAACAGCATTGGCACAGGTCAGGGCTAAGTCCCTGGCCTTTACTTCACTCTCACCTGTGCACATACGCACAGAAACTAACCAGCAGATCTAGCGCGGCTAACTATTGGCAACTCCAGCAGAAATTAGTGCTCAAGTTGATCTTGAGCGGGAACAAATAAGGCAAGGACTCAACAAGATTCGGGACAACACAGCAAAGCTTGAGGACAAAGAGTATGCATCTGCTACTGCCTACGGCGTGGCTTCTATTGAGCAGCTTCTGCCTCTTGTGGTGGCACGTATCCAATCAACTAATGATCGGATAAGAGAACGCAAGACAGGCAAAGCATTCAAAGAGATCATTCAGTATCTATCTGACATCGAACCTGAAGCAGCCGCGGCCATCGCCTGCAAGGTGACGTTCGACAAGGTCTTTGCCACTAAAAAGGGCTCAGCACTTGTGCCTAACGTCACAGATGCCATTGGTCAGGCGATTGAAAACGAGTGCATGATGCGCCACTACGAGGCGAAGGTACCTGGCCTACTGCACACCTTGAAGGAGAACTACTTCCACAGAGCCAGTGGCACGCATCAGAAGGTCAAGGTCATCACGACGTTGATGAATCGGTATGACGTGCCGCACTGGCAGTGCTGGGGACGTGCCATCAGGGTCAAGCTTGGTGGTTGGCTGCTCGACTGCATCTGCGAGGTGAGCGGTTGGTTCCTAATCGACATGCGTCAAAAGGGAAACAAGCGCATCAACTACGTGATCCCTTCACCTGGGTTCATGGAGGTCAAGGATCAAGTCATGGCCCAAGCGGAGCTGTTCAGCCCGTTGGCCTGGCCGATGCTGATTCCACCGAACGATTGGGACACCGAAAGGCCAGGCGGTTACTTGCTTAACGAGGTCATGCGTGGATACGACATGGTCCGAAGGGGCAATCCCTTATGTATACAGGGAGAAACACCAATCAACTTTCTGAACAAGATTCAGAAGGTTGCCTACTGCCTCAATACGTTCGTCGTTGATGTCGCACAGACATTGATGGAACGACGTGTTGAGGTCGGTAAGTTTGTCCCTCAAGTAGAGATGCCTCTACCACCTAAGCCAGCAGACATTGACGACAACAAAGACAGTGAAATGTCGTACCGTCGAGCTGCTGCTGAGGCATACAACTACAACGCACAAGCGTTTCAGAGGTCATGTCGTACAAGGATGACCATGAACGCAGTGAAGGTATTCCAGGATGTAGACAAGTTCTACCAACCATGGAGCCTGGATTATAGGGGTCGTGCATATCCGATCCCTGCCTTTCTTACGCCACAAGATACAGACTTTGGTAAGTCATTACTTAAGTTTTATGAGGGGTCGTTTATGACACCCGAGGCAGAAGATTGGCTCGCCTTCCAAGTTGCCACTACCTATGGTCGTGGTCTTGACAAGGCACCCATACAAGAACGTCTTCAATGGACACAAGACAACCATGACCTGATCGAAAGCATTGCTCTAGATCCGATTGGTTATCTACACGAATGGGAGGTCGCTGATGAACCATGGACCTTTTTGGCAGCATGTGATGAATACTTTCATTGCGTTATCCAATGTGATCGCAATCACACTTCTTTGCCTGTTGCCTGCGACGCTACCTGCTCTGGATTGCAAATTCTCTCTGGGCTCACTAGGGACGCATCTACAGCAGCGTTAGTGAATGTATTACCCAGTGAATCACCACAGGATGCATACAAGGTAGTAGCTGAACAAGCTAAACCACATGTGCCTGAGTGCATACGTCCTTACATGGACAGGAAGGTGGTCAAAAAAGTAGTGATGACCGTACCTTACAACTCAAAGCCCTTCTCAAACCGTTCGTACATACGCGAAGCTTTGAAAGAAAAGGGTGTCGAAGTAGGGAAGGACGATCTCACTACAACCGTCAAAGCTGTACGTGATGCCATGAACGTAATCGTTCCTGGTCCCATGAAAGTTATGCAGTGGATTGAACAAGAGGTTGCTAATGCTATTGACCGTGGTGCTACTTCACTTCAGTGGATCACACCCTCAGGCTTCACAGTCAATCAAAAGCTAATGAAGCCAACTGTTCAGAACATTGAGCTACAACTCATGGGTCGTTGCAGGATCCAAGTTGCCACTGAAGACGGCGACAAAGTTGATAGAAACCACCACAAGAATGCAACTGCACCGAATCTTATACATTCGCTAGATGCAGCGTTGTTACATCTATCAGCACTCAAATTTGACTCCCCAATCTCACTCATACACGACTCAGTTCTTTGTCGTGCTACTGACATGTCTGTCTTGTCAGACATTGTACGTGAGACATACATGCACCTATTTGCGGAGCATGATTACTTAAATACTTTTGCTCAATACATAGGAGCAGAAACTAAACCACCGATTATCGACACGCTGAAGCCAGCGAAGGTAATTGACTCCACCTATTTCTTTTGTTAATGGCAAGAAACACCATCGTTACCAAACAGCCTGTGATCCTTGAAGGCTTCCAGGCAGTACTGAAACCCGGCAAGTTCGGGTACAACTTGAAGGCCGTAGTAGGCCAGGACATCGTCGATCAACTTGAAGCTGAACGACCTGACTGTTTGAAATGGGCTGAATCAAAGCTTTCTAATCCAAAGCGTGCAACCCTTAAGCCTGAACCCTGGGAAGAAGTAGCCGAAGGGCAGTTCACCGTCAAGTTCTCCTGGAATGAGGAGATGAAGCCTGGAATCGTTGATACCGAAGGTACACCGATCGCAGATGTGAACACACCTCTGTACTCAGGGTGCAAGGTCAAGCTTGCCTTCTTCCAAAAGCCTTACGTCTTGAAGGACAAGGTGACCTATGGCACCAGCCTCAAGCTGCAAGGTGTCCAGGTCGTAACCCTATCTACTGCTGCTGGTATTGATACCGGTGACATGGACGCCGAAGATGTGGCTGAGTTGTTTGGCACGACCAAAGGATTCAAAACATCAGAGCCTGCGGTGACACCAGTACCTGAGGGTGAAGTCGATTTCTGAGAGTACAGAGATTTCGATGAAATGTATGACCACTACATAAATGGCTTTTAGATCCGGTCTCGAAGAGAGGGTCGCTGACCTTCTCGTAGAACTGGGTGTCAAATATGAGTACGAAAGTACGAGAGTTCCTTATGTAATCCAACACAACTACACGCCTGACTTCATTCTCCCGAATGGAGTTTGGCTTGAAGCTAAGGGTTACTGGGACTCTAAAGATCGAAAGAAGATCAAGTCAGTCATCCAACAAAACCCTGACATTGATCTTCGGATGGTCTTTCAGGCACCGTTCAATACTATCTCCAAAAAATCGAAGACGACGTATGCACAATGGTGCGACAAGTTAGGCATCAAGTGGACGTCCTTCGCAACTATCCCTATTGATTGGCTCTTGTGAGCGACTCTGAATTTATCAGGCATATACCTTGCCCGCACTGTGGATCATCTGATGCAAACAGTATCTATACAGACGGGCATGAGTTCTGCCACAAATGTAACTACTACAAACCTGCGGACGGATCCGCTACAAACCACACTCACCATCGCGTGCAACATGTACAACTACAAGGATCAGCCGGAAGGTTGCACTCCAGAGGAATCTCAGAAAAAACCTGTGAACTCTTCAAGACCTACAGGGACGGAGAACTTCTACGCCACTATTACTTCGATGGCTCTGGAACGCCTGTTGGCGCAAAAGTAAGGACACCGAACAAAGAGTTTCGTTGTGAAGGTGAGGTCAAGTCTCTCTTCGGAATGCAGAACTACCGTCACAAGACGACAACCAAGAAACAGAAGCTAGTAATTTGCGAAGGCGAGATGGATGCCATGTCCATCTGGGAAGCTCAACCACATTGGGACGTGGTCTCCATCCCGAATGGAGCCGCCGCGGCCAAGAAAGCCATTCAAAATAACTATGAATGGATTCAGTATTACGACAAAGTAGTCGTCTTCTTTGATTCAGACGAGGCTGGTAGAAAGGCTGCAACTGAAGCTGCTGAGGTGTTACCACCTGGCAAGGTTTACATCGGCTTTCTAGACGATTACAAGGATGCCTCTGAAGCATTGCAGGTCGGTGATAGCGAGGCAGTCCGAGCGGTTTGCAACTTCTATCACACGCTTTTTAAGCCCGACGGAATCATCGACGCTAGGTCGTTGATGGAAGTCATCACAACACCATCCCCACCATCAGACCATGACTACCCCTTCAAAGGACTGCAAAACAAGCTTCACGGGATTCGGTACGGAGAGCTTGTCACGATTACTGCTGGATCTGGCATCGGTAAATCGTCCTTCTGTCGAGACTTATGTACTCACTTGCTTAACAACGGAGAGCGGGTCGGTTACCTGGCGCTTGAAGAATCAAACAAACGAACAGCTCTTGGACTCATGTCAGCAGGAGTCGGACGAAGTCTTCACCTTGGAGAGCACGACCGTGCTGAGTTAGTAGAGGCTTTCGATAAGACGATTGCCAATTGGAACTTGCATTTATTCGACGGCTTCGGGTCGTATGACCCTGATCATATTTATAACCGCATTGAATACATGGCAAGTGGCCTTGAAACCAAGGTTGTTTTCTTAGATCACTTGTCGATCTTGTTGTCTGGCCTTGATGGTAACAACGATGAACGCAAGATGATCGATCAAACAATGACAAGACTTAGATCCCTTACTGAACGTACAGGTATTTCTTTATTCCTTGTCTCTCATTTACGGAGACCATCTGGCGATGTTAATCACGAAGAAGGAGCACGAGTCACACTTGGACAGCTTAGAGGATCCGCTGCTATTGCTCAACTTAGCGATGCAGTCATTGCTCTCGAAAGAGATCAGCAGAGTGGACCTGAATCAGGCTCTACGACAATGCGAATCCTTAAAAATAGATATTCAGGCGAGGTTGGCATCGCTTCAAAACTGACATACGACTTATCCACCTGCAAATTTAATGAAACTGCAATCGAAGCCGAGTTCGACTCAACGAACGATTTCTAAACCTAATCCACCTACGGCTGAAGCAGTAAAACGTGCACAGTTCGTAGACAAAACATATCAATGGAACAATGTTGGTATTCGATCTGGAAAGTAATGGGTTACTAGATGATGTCTCCTGTATCCACTGTCTTGTCATCCACGATACTGAGGTTGACGAGACCTATGTCTACAACGATCAAGGCAATCAAGAATCGATCACCCGTGGTGTTCAACTCATTGAAGATGCTGAGATCATTTGTGGACACAACGTTATCGGGTACGACATACCGTGCCTACAAAAGATTTATCCTTGGTTCAACCCGAAGGGTTTGGTAGTAGACACGCTTCTACTGTCACGCCTGTACCACGC